ATGAAAACAGAGTTAATAACCACCGGACTCCAATTAAATTTATACCTTGATACCTGTATAGAACAGTTCCTAAACGCTAAAGAATCTGAGGGAAGATCTACAGATACCCTATCTTTTTATAGAGAAAAACTTACCAGTTTCTTTTATTGGTGTGACAAGAATTCTCTAAAAGATATATCTCAAGTAACTCCCTCAGATTTACGTTCTTTCCTGCTTTACCTGAAACAATCCAATCATAATGATGGTGGAATATCCATCTATTACCGTTCTATTCGTTCCCTGTTTAATTGGGTATGGAATGAATACGATTTAGAGTTAAAAAATCCCATTCAAAAAATTCAAAATCCTAAAGTTGAAGAGAAATTTTTACATGCAGCCAGTTTATCAGAGATAGAAAAGCTTCTGGCTACTTGTGAGAATAATTTTATTGGTATTCGTGATTCTTGTATTTTGGTTTGTTTGTTGGATTCTGGAATGCGTAGAACTGAATTTGCCAAACTCAACCTAACTGATTTTGATATTGTGTCGGGAACGATCATCATTAAACATACCAAAGCCAAGAAAATCCGCAAGGTTCATTTAGCACAACAAGCAAGGAAATTAATTCGGAAATATCTCAAACAAAGAACTGATAATAACCCTGCTCTATGGATTACAGATAAACAAGAAATGTTATCCCCTCATGGTTTATCTGAGATGATTAGAAGACGTTCCAAATTAGCCGGAATTGATAGACTATCCCCTCATTGTTTTAGACGTGGTAACGCCAAACTACTTAATGAATCAATGTCTTTACCTGAAATTCAAACTTATTTAGGTCATAGCGATATTAGAACAACAAGACACTATATCAATTTGGATGATGAAGAGATTCTTAATCATCATGAAAAAGCTAGTCCTGGTAACAGGTTGAAAATTAAATAGTGGGTATAATTAGTCTCAGTGGGAAGTAAAACTAGCTTTTTCAGTTAATAAGAAAGGGGTTGAAATGATAGAAAATATAGACGTTAGGGAATTATTACAATTACTTATTAAAGATTATTCAAAGAAAACAATGGATTTAAATGATACCGAAAAAAACATTCAATATACAATTTACAGATATAAAACAATAGAAATTGCATTAGGCAATAATATATTTGAAAAGGAAATTATAGAACTAAAGAATATGCTTACGTCATTACCTAATGAAAAGGAAAAAATAGGGAATATCTATAAAGGATTATTAAAGTTAGATAACGAATCAAGAATGACAAATTACAAAACCTTAAAAACGGATCTAGATGGTTTTTACAAAACTCTCTTAAATTAACCCACATCAGGTAACAAACATCCTCTACAGTTTGGATGAGTATCAAAACTCTCATCTAAACTGTATTTTTTACCATTTTCGGCTTGACACTCATCACAAGCATCATCCTGTTCAATCCTAATCCAACCCTTACAAACCCCCGATTCTTTCATACTAATCAAACTTGATTCCCTGTTGCTTCTCATCTGTTCCGTTCTGGCTATTAATAAGGATCTGGTTTTATTACCATCCATATCTTTAGCCATTAGTCGGGCTGTTTCAAATGGGGATCTTCCCAAGGCTTGCGAGTTGATCAAAGTATTAACCAGATTATCAACTGTTTTAGGATAGGCTTTATTGAGGAGTTCATAAAGTGGTGATGTATCTTTAGTCAGACCAATCATAATGTTAGCTTTATTAACTCCTAACTTATTAAAACTTACCCCGAATAAATCAATAATCTGGTTTGTAGTTTTTACCCCTAATTCTGAAAACTTGAATTCATTATCAAGAATTACCCCGGCTGAATACTTGTTATATTTATCAATCAGTAACCGGCTATCATGCAAAAAGTCTTTATACTGTTCAATTCGAAAAAGTTGATTTGCTGATTTAACTTCTAATTCTGATAGTCTCTTTATCAGTATTTCTAATTCCCCCTCTACCACTCCCCATTTATTAGCCAGGAGTTTAAACTCATCGGATTCTAAATCCTTGAGTTTATCCATCATCTGATAAAGCTTTTCTATTGCCTCATCGTTATAGTTTTTGTTTGGCATATTTCACCACTAAAAACTATTGAATGCGTTTAAATTTTGTGTGGCTTTTTGAGTGTCTTCACTTGCTTTTTCCAAAACTGCTTGATTTATAAATTCCTCAGAATAACCGGCTACTCTTAAGGCGGTTGGATAAGCCATTCCTGAAGCTACTAAATCTTTTAGTAAAGTGGCTTTATCGGATTCATCGGTTGGAAACATTTCAGGAAGATTTACAGAAAATTCGTAATCGCCATTCTCATAAGTTCCAACTGAAAATAAATTCCAGAATGAACCAATGGATAAACACATTTGAATTATTCGAGTAAATCCACTTAGGTAATTACCTCTTGCTTCTTCAGCCTTTGAGATTGCCGCTCCAAGTTGAAGTTTTAGGGCTTTACCTGATACATTATTTTCAGATAGTTTGTAATATCTAGTCTCTGGTAAATCCAAGTCTATTTCTTCAAGTTGTGCATTTAGAATAGCCAGGTTCGCGTTATAGTCTTCTGATTCTAAGTGGGTAATGGTTGCTTTACCCGGCAAATATAATACATCTGCTTCATCCATTGAATCATCAAGTTCTGGAGCCGGAATTGGACTTCCATCTTTGTTTTCAGCATTACTTGAAACAGCATAGATTTTCTTATTAAATCTAAAGGTATTGTCATGCAGTCTTTTTGCAATCTTGTTAGCCTCCTCAATCTTACTGAGAACATGACTAACAGCCGATAAACCATCAAGATAACCAGCATCAATAAATTTAATGTGGACAAAGGGTAAAAAGTCATTTCCTGTTACCTCTTTAATAAATCCACTGTCTACAGGTGTTCCAAGTTGGCTTAATGGAGTGGATGAATTGCTAAAACTTTGCCAGATCGAATAATATTGTTCTGATTTATTCCAATACTCAACCCGGTTAAGTTGTTTGTCGTTTTCATCCTTTACAGGTGTATCAATTCGAATTTCGGTAATATACCCTTTAGAATCCTCTTTGTAGTCAGTAATATATTTACTATCTACAATATCAAACCATACTTGTTTTCCGTCTGTGTTGACTTTATAGAATAGATTCCCATGCAGGGTTAATTTTCTAATATCTCTTTGTTTATTCCCTGCAAAATTCGACCATAACATAACTTGATTGATAGCATCTACTACGGTTTGATTTTTTGCAGAAATTTTTATTGATTTTTGATCCCCCGGAATTACTTTACCAACATAAAATTCAATCGTTCTATGTACTGGATTCCGTTGACCATCTCTTTTATGATAGTGAAGATTTTCTATTTTACTGTTTGAAAATTCAGTAAATTCTATGACTTCTTCATACAAAGAATTGTTGTTATAGTAATCCTCAAGTTTTTCGTATAAATCACTTTTTGAAAAATTGGTATAAGGATGTTTCAAATTATTAACCTCCTTTTTGTTTTAATAGTTTGTTGTGGCCTAGTTCTAAGTAGGATTGAAGATATATTACGAGCTGATTAAATGCATCGGTTTGATCCCTGTATTTGGTTTGACCGATATTAAATAGTTCTTCCTCAAAATCAAATAACCATTCCCTGTAATCAGGTAATACGATCATCCCCAAGCTGCACCAAAGGGCATTTTGGAAACATCTTGAATCTTTGTCCATTATTGGGCTATAGGGTTGAATGAGATTATTCATCCATTTTTTTGATGATTTTTTTAGAGCATAAATCAAGGATTGACCCGTGCTTTTTTCTTCGATTATGATTTTCTTGAGTTTGTATTTCCACTTTTCCGCTAGTTCTTCTGCTTTTTCATTCAGATCTGTAAACTCCAATCGATCCCTATAAACATCAATGATGTGGAGTTTGTACTCATTATCTAATTCCCCGGTTACACAGGCTGAGTAAGCACTTTTATTCGTGTTTACACTACTTGCAGTATCCCATGACTGATAACGGGCTAGGATAGTTGGAACAGTGGTAAAGCGATAATTAAAGTAATCTCGTTTAAAGATATTGCCTTTGATCGTACTTGGGCGTTGCTGTAATTGCCCTGAGATTTGGAGTTCACTCATGTTACCGCTTAACTCACTTAATTCTTTTTCTCCGTAAACTTCAGGCCATAATGGTTCACCCTCTATTATGCGTGGATCTTCAATACCAATTGATGAGGTATAGCGTTTGCCTTCATATCTGGCAGGTAAAACCAATTGTTCCCATTTGATGGTTTTCTTTTCCAGTAAATGACCGGTTAAGTCTGAGTTATGTAATCTCTGCATAAGTACAATTCTTACGGCTGTAGATGGATCTACAAGACGGTTTGAAAAACTGGAATCGTACCAATCATTTACACCCTCGCGGATGTTTTCGCTGTTAATATCACTTGGCTTAAGCGGATCGTCGCATATTAAGAAATTCCCGCCATTGCCAGTTACCTGACCACCCGAACCATAGCAAAACCTGAAGCCACCTTTGACATTTTTAAACTGTTCTTTCTGGTTTTGATCTTTGGAAAGTTGTAAAGGCCAATGTGATTGATAGAAATCTGAAAGAATTAAATCCCTACATTGGATTGAATGCTTTATCGCTAAATCTTGGGCATAACTGGAATATAGAAATTTTTTATATGGTTTTAGGGTCCAACACCACGCCGGGAAAAAAACACAAAAAATTAAACTTTTCGCATGTCTCAAAGGGACGTTTACAATCAAATTCCTTACCTTACCCTCAAAACACGCTTGAGCATAATCACACATCAGCTTGATATGAAAACCCGGTTTCCAAGGTGTTTCAGGCTCAACTATAGACCAACACATTTCTACAAATTTATAAAAACTCCTCTTGCCTAGTTCCGCTTCAATCGCTATCAGGGTCTGAGGAGTCAGGTTTAGCTCGTTCAAATAGTTTTTTTGCAAGTTCAAGTTCCTCCTCGCTTAGTTTCGAAAAATCTAAATTCATATTTGCATTTAAATTCGTTTGCATAATTTTTTGATTCACTTCAACTTTTTCAGACCATCCACGATCCCAGGCTAAACGAGGTAGCGCCCATTTAGCAGTTTCAACGGTTTTATCCTCATAGATGATTGATTCAAACTCATCTATGATGTCTTCCTTGCAATCTGCTCGAATTCTTTCCAATTCAGGATTCTTTTTTAGATAGGTAGTTAATGTTTTTCGATCAATGCCTAAATCTTTAGCAATTTGATATTTAACCCCATGATTTTTGATGATTGCGGCTATCCATCTTTCAAGGGATAAAGTACCTGTGATTTGTCTATTTATGTGGGGTCTACCTACTGGTTTTGATTCGCTAACTTCAGTTTCTATTTTTTCATTTTCCATAAATTAAAACCCCTTGATAAATATTCCAAGGGCGCTGCCAATCACCACCAATACAGAATTTACCCAATTATGGATTCCAGATTGAGAACGCAGTTTTTCAATTTCAGAACAATTAGTAGAAATTTCACCATCTTGTCTAGCATCACTTACCTTAAGATTGGTGACCGCTGTTTCAAGCGGTAACAATCTTTCCAATATACTCTCGGTATTTGTAGCAATTCTTATTAATAAGTCATGATCCTCATTTGTTCCCATATAACTTTATTACCTCCTATGAATTGTATATTTTGTATTTCCTCCTATATTGTTCCAACTGACAACCAAGCATCCCGCCCATGCGCTTACACGACATGAGGCAAACTTGAAACATGGCAGGGAACTGGATATTTGGATATGGATTTTGCAGTCATAAGATCCTGTTAAATTGGATAATCAGCATTGAAAGAAATGTAGTCAGTTGCCGCCCATGTGTGAGGAACGGTAGCCGATGGATACGCGACAGTTGTATAAGTAGAATCTGATTTCAATGCGGTTATCGCAGCGGTTGACGAATACACCACAACTGTGCCAACATAAGTAGCCGTGCCGGTGTCATTAAGCAGCCCGTTGCACAAAATTGACGTTATGCACGTGAACGGAAGCGAAAACGAAATCGCCCCGGTAATGGAAGATGTAGATCCCAGTGTGAATGTAAAATTGAGCTTCGTTGTTAGCCTGTCAACCATATAGGACGTAGACATCGTACCATCCCCCAGCGTTCCATTTGTGATGGTTGGGTTGTACGATAGAAATCGCGTGTTATATATTGGCCTCTGGATAAGATTGATGGCGGTATAAGTCGGAACAGACCAGGTGTACCCAGCCCCGGCCGAAAGAGAGGCAGCGAACCGTCCGATGTTCTCACAAACATCGGTAGCCGCTGGAGCAGTTGCATTTACGCAAGCATGTTTTTCGTTGGTTGTTGTTGTCGAAAAATCGCTATATAAATTGGCATACGGAAATCTCGAAAACAGAATATCCACCGCAGGTGTCCCAAGGTTGGTATTCCAAACTAAGTATGGGAAATAATCAATCTCTTTAGTTGCAAATTCTGCACTTCCGGCGTTGCACCAATTGGTCGCCGCGCTCACGGTTACAGATAAAGCAGCCGTTACCATTCTAACTGTATCTCCAATCCTAATATATATAGGATCACTAACAGAAGGATTATTACCAGAAATTGTTTTTAAAGCAACATTAAGACTACCAGTTGTCACCGTTGGAACAATTTTGCCATTAATCATATATCCCTGTGGAGGAGAATCGGAAATGCTAAAGATAGAGCTAGCTGAGATAACTCTTGTAATCGGAATACTACCACTTGTATTTTGAGTAATTAAAAACAAATCTCCGCTAGATATTGCACTAGCGGATGTTAATTGAGAAATTTTTGAGCCTGTTGTCATTTAAATTTTTTTCCTCCTTATGATACTAATCCAACAGTTGGATTACCAGAAACAGTACCTACAGTTCCATAAATATTATCCAGTAACTTATTTTCAGAAGAGAGACTACCAGAAATATATAAATTGATATCGGTGCAACGAATACAAAAGGCCTGAAATTGTAAACCATTGGTAACAATTAACGGATTAACAACCCCACCATTATATAAAGTGGTAACCTCACTGGCAGATAGTAGACGATTATAAATTCGTACATCCATGATTGAGCCATTAAATGGATAGTTTGAACCTAGTACATCTTTGATATTGCCAATATTTAAAGTTGAACCATAGGTAGTCTTTAAAGTACCTGAAGGTGATGTATTTTCAGTTATTGCTACTGGTGAACCATCAATATAAATTGTTGGTGGATTACTGATAACAGTTGTATCTCTGGTTATCACAACATGATGCCACTGGTTCAAAGAAATTGTATTATCCGTTGTCCAATCTGCACCACCTGTATAAATTTGTACAAATTTTAATTTACCACTTGCAGGTAATGAAACCCAATAACCACCACCATAATCTATATAATTCGCAAGTAAAAAATTATTATAGGCTTTTGGATAAAACCAAATACTGATAGACATTTTTTGTAAATCGGTTGTATGGGGTAAAAATCCATAACTAACTCTATCAAGGGATGAACCACCTGAAAAATTGCACATCAATGCGGATAATCCCATCAACAAACTAAAAGCCTGCTTAACAATCCAACTAAACATAATTATTCCTCCTGGACTAACCGTAAATTTTATTCCCTGTATATAAAACCATCCATCAATGCCCGTGGTTGTATTTTTTATTTCAACCAAATCACCAATATCTAAATTTAAAAACATCTGCATTTGCTCGGCTGAATAATTAGCAAATAGATCAATACGATTTAATTTTGTATAAGGGGTTTTTTCTCTTTCCAGTATTCGATCACCAATAAATGTAGCCGTTGACAAATCTCTTTGATAAGTTTGTTGTATAGACAAATCTTCGTACCCATATTGTGATATGGATAAACTGGATTCCAATTTACTTTGAATAGGGTTATATGAGTAAACTCCCAAACCTCTAGCCTGTAATTTAGTGACATAACCTGTATAGCCTGAGTTGTTGGTTAAGGTGTAGGTTGGTGCTTCTGTACCATAAACAACAGAGACAGCTAAAGCGGCAGTCATATCAGTACCTGTACCACTAGATGACGTATTAAATAAATAATCCGTTGTGGCTACAGGATTTATCATACTGGTCGAAATCGCATTAACTGTACTTGCTCCCCCGATAGGATCAGTATAATTGCCCCTAAATGTGATTGTTTGACCTGTACTCAATAACATTGGTGACGGAAGTGAGTATAAGACTACAGAACCAGAATCTATCTTTTTTGGATAAGCTGTTATGGTTACTCTATTTGTAAGATTATCTCCATAAGATAAATCCAAGTTGGTCATGGTATTATTTATTGAAGCATTAGAAATTTGATCTAAATAAATGTTATTTCCATCTTCAGATAAAATAAAATTTCCATCCTCATTGAGTAATGGACTACTATCATAGGTAGATGTAGCTATTTTTGATAATTCTCTTAGTCCGTTTCTGTGTTGATTATTTTCAAATACCAAATTTTCCCCATTATTTTTATCTTTTCGAATATAGATATAACCATACTCAGATGATGATAATTTTGAAAATTCACTATATAGTTTTGTGTCTGTTGTAACAGTATCAAATAATGCCGGGAAAGTGGTTACTCCAACATCATAACTTTTGGATAATGGTTGGATTGGAACAGTTGGTATTAATATATTGAGTGCTTCATCTGCTTTTTTGTTGGTAACAATTTGAGGGTTTATAAGTGGGGTTTTACTTGCATAATCCATCCAATCAACTACAGTAACACCCACTGTACGTTTTTCACCTAAAGGTTCATTGATGGATAATTTTGAGATAGTCCCACGGAATTTAACATAACTAATACCATCAAAAATGAGTACATAACGTACAGGTGAACTTTTGCCCCAGCCAGTTAATGAATCTGGCATGAGGGGTGAATATTTTCCAGTAGAATTATCGAGGATAAAAGTTAATACCCCTGTACCAGCTAATAAGTTAGCTGGAGAATTGTCACTCATCCCCCAATTGGCAGTAATGTTATCCAATACGTCCGTGGTGATATCCACCCAACTACCAGTAATATATATCTCTAATCGTTCAGTAGGGTAAACAGCTTCCATTTATGCTCTACCCTGTAGTACTGCGTCTCTTATTATCAAACTAAACCTTTCCTGATCATATCCAGAATCTTTATTAGCTAACTGTCGTAAATATTTAGTTTGTTCGTTAGCATCTGGATTTAATGCTTGAATGGTGTTGTACATGGAATTAACAGGTTGATAGGAGTAAGTATCCAAACCTTGAGCTAAACCAAGGTTAATATTTTTCCCCCAATCCATAGCTACACGAGAAGGGGAATGCATCAACATCAATTGTGATACCTGTGTTTTAACTGAATTAAAAAGTTTACCTATTGCTTCTGTAACAATTTTCCAATTGGAAATGCCATCTCGAATGCCTTCTACTACTTTTTGTCCCCAGGTAGCAGGTGAGATTATAGTTAGAGCAGTATCTAAACCATTTTTTAAACCATCTGCCACACCTTTTGAAATTGGAATTCTAAACTTTTCGGGAACCCCTAAAGATTTAAGAACACCATCTACCAAACCAGCAACAAACTCGGCACCCATTGTAAAGATTAGATCAGTAAGATCGATTCTTACCTGCATAATATAATCTGAGATAGCCTGTACTAGGTTCTTTTCATTGGTTTTTTCAATAAAAACACCTTTGATTGCATCAATGATTCCAGTACCAACTGAAGTGCCAAAAGATTTGACTGTAGTTTTGATGGTTTCAGAATCTTTCCATTCGTTTAGCTTTTTTGATATTTGATCCTTACCATCATCAATCCAAGAGATTACATCCGACCAAGAAAGAGTCGATGTTCCTGATATAAAACCCTGGATAGCTGGTAAACCTGTTTCGGAAAACCAAGTTGTAAAAGTATCAAGTTTGGGTAAGAATGTTTCAGTAAGAAAAGTTGATACTGAACTCATTGCCGATTGTACTAATGGCATAACCTGAACAGCAAAATTATTAAACCGTTCGATCAATGGGGTTAATATCGGTAATAGACTAATTCCAATAGTTGATGATATTCCTTGAAAAATTTGTTTTGATTGTTCAGTAGCTTTACCAAAATCTATAACTGATTGGGTTTGTTGAGGGGTAAAGTTTAAACCGAGTTTTTGGGCTTCTGCGTTGAAGTTGGATAAACCTTGCCCTGCTACTGCATTGAGGGTATCCCCCATTTCTGCACCGGACTTGCCGAATATATCCATCAAAATTGATGATTTATCCAAACCTTCTGGTAAAGTAGCTAGTTTATCTGCTACCTCTTGCATGATTTGGGTAGCGGGTTTGATGTTGCCTGAAGCATCAAGAGCAGAAATTCCTAATTTTTTAAGTGATAGTCCTGTTGGGCCAAGTCCACCTTTTGAGTCTTTTAACCCACGAGTTAGAAAACCCATCGATGAGGTTAGTTGTTCTGTGGATAGTCCAACTCTTTGAGCCGCGAGATTCAATCCTGCTAATTCATTGGAGTTCTGGCCTGTAAGATCACCCAGTTTGTCTAATTCCTCCCCCCATTCTTTAGCCGATGAGACACCTTTGACAAATGCGGTAGTAACAAGTCCGATTCCACTTACTGCCAATCCTGCTAAGGCTGTTATTCCAACTTTAGCGGCTGATTTTAGGATTGAACCGATTGAAGAGGTTTTTGATTGTGCTTGTTTTTGTGCTTCTGATAAACCATCGATGAATTGTTTTGAATCTAATTGAAATTTGGTTATAAGTTTTCCTATTTCCATAATTTGAAGTGTTTTACCCTCCTTTCTGTAATTTTTGTGTAAATATTTGCATAGTTGATAATTGATCTTCCCATGTTTGAGTTTTGGGAAGTTGTTTTTTAGTTTGTTGTGGTAAAAAGTAGGAAATATCTTTTTGATGTTTTGGATTGTTGATGTTGTGGGTTAGTGTTGCGAGTAGTGCGAATCCGTTATCTACTTTGGTTGGTAGGTATTGAGGATCTAAAGAATGATAGAGGCTATCAATAACTATCCAATTTAGGAATTCATCATAAGATATTGTGTTTTCAAGTTCATGTACTGATTTTCCTAGTTTTAGGGCTAGGAAATATTTGATTCTGGTAAAGGGTCGGATTCTAACTGTTCTTCCCTTTCTGATATTGTTTCAGATAATCCATTTAGTTCTAATAGTTTATTAAAGATAACCAATAGAGCATCTTTACTTTTCTCCCCAAGTTTTACGGCTTGAGCATTACTAATAAAACGTTTACCCTGTTGATCTATTAAACTTGATGCAATGATAGAGTAGAAGTATTTAGTTTCATCCTCACCACTCAATTTAGATATTGATTCTATTTGGGCGATTGAAAGTTTTTTAGCTCTAACTGCTCGATTCCATTCGGGGACTTCAATTTCTATTGTTGGTAAGTCATTTATCTTTTCGAGTTCATCAAACGAATTCAAATATTCCATGTTCATTTCTCCTTATTTAATATTTATTTTATAATAATAATATTTATCTATAATATTCCACAACAATAACTACAATACCCCTGTAATGCCCTAAAACAGCCACTACAGGGGTTTATATATTCAGTGCGGTAGATTGTGTGGATTGAATTACAAAAAGCCTTAGAATTGATTGTAGAGGCTTGTTGTGCTTGAGTTGATTAACTCCAACTAAATGAATCAGTAGGTTGAAGTTTAAGAGTAAAGGTCAATCCATCAGGTGATTTAGCATCCATATCAGCGGGTTTGAAGCTGGTTACAAAAGCCTGGAATAGCAAAGTTACAGGTGTAGCAGTTGGAAAGATTAGTTTCCAATAATAAATATTTTGATTAGTCTGTAAGGCTGAAACGGTATTGACTACAGTAGAACCACTCATAATAACGGTTGCTTCCATCTCACCCAATTCAATAACAGGTGAAGGTCTGAATATCTTCCGATTGCCTGAACCATGATTAGTCATGTCAATAGCTTCTTGTTTTATTTCAGGTGGATTGATTGTTTGAACAGTACCAACCGCAACAAAGGAACCTGAAGATCCACTAGTCGAATAAGTCAAGGTTGCACCGTAAGTAACAGGATAATTTACATCAGTTGCCATAAGATTTTATATTTTCTCCTTTAATTTTTTGAATAATTTATTGTTGTATATAGTTATGTATAGTTATCTATAACCACTAACCCTATACAGTTTGAAATAAATCCCTATATAACTTTATACAGTGATATTTTTTGTGTAGTTAAATGCACAAAATAAATATATTTTAGTAGTTTTCGGAATGATTTTTGAGGGGTTTTGAAAATGTAGATTTAATGCTTTCGATAAGAGTAGTTATCTAGACCGTACGTATCATTATGGACATAATGTAACGCACTAGAGCAGATTTATTCCCCGTGGAAAATGGTAAATATATTCAATGTTTTGAATATGGTTAAATGAAGGTTGAATACACAAAGTTTTATATAGGACAAGTCCTATATGGGGTTGTGCGGGTTAGTGTTTACCCCACTCCCCTACCCTACCCTAACCCTATTCCTCATACCACACCCAAAACTTACTATCCACCCTAAACAATCCATCTATCCCCGTATCAACCTCATTATCATCCTCATGTAAACATAACGTTACATTACTTACATCCCTATCTAGTATTTGCCTTACCGTTTTTACCAAATTCTTAACCCCACTATAACTATCGTAATAACAACTTACTAGAATATGGGCCTTACGAGGTGCAAATATTGCCACATTATGAGTATTAAACGGAACATCACTCATCTTACTAAAAACCACACATTGATTATCATCAAGTTTCTTTTTTCTTCCATAACAAATCACAGGTGATAACCTAACATTAAGTAATCCAATAACACGTTCTTCAATTAATAATATAGATCCACTCATTTAACCTCACTCTCTAATTCTTTTTCCATCTGTTTACCAATATTTTCTAAAATATCATTTTTATGTTCATCAATCGCCCTGGTAACGTAAAATTTACCTTCCATGTTTTCAGTTCCAAACTCTTGATAATATGAGTAATTCGCTCCAAATTCCAATTCAGCCCCATTATCTAATTCCTTACTATCGGCACTTGAGCGTAAATAACCGGTTAGAACTGGTGCATTCTCTTGAGAATATTTTTGAAGAGTAAAAGCACCTGCTAATAATGCCTTATTTGATTTCACCCCTTTTAACTTGTCAATATTCTTGAGTAAATCCCCTAATCCTTCAATATCTTCACTCATTATGTTTTAGTCCGTTTCAGTTCTACAATGATTCCGGCTATTCCCTGTTTAGGGCTAGAATATACTGAGTAAGTAGGACTGCCTGAAGTATTCACCCCAAAAGTTGATAAAATAACCACCTCAGAATTTTCCAAGATAACGGTATCTTTCGGTAATCTCAAAGTAGCATCACTATCAACCTGGACAAGTTGACCGTGATAACTCTTCATTCCCCCATGATGATAAAAACCACAAACAACACTAGCACTTGTAACCGTCTCTATAACCTCACCAAAACTATTTACTGTAGATCCTGATTTATTATTTATCCTACAAACCCCCAATAAAGTCTCATCATAACTAGCCTTAATTCTGGCTATTTCCCCACTAGTGATAGATCTCATAATGTCTACACCTTCCAAACTCATCATGAGAATGATTGTGGGATTTGGTAACAGTAATTTTATAATCTGCCAAATATTGATTACATTCCCCTTTAGCTATTTCAGCCTGTTTAGTAGCAACATCATACATTTGGGAACGTTTTATATTCGCTCCATCTGAATTTAGATCTACATCAAAAGCAACAAACTTTTTAATCCCTTCCCATAATTGCCAGATACCAATTTTATGAAGTTTCAGTAAGTCTGTAGCTTCATCTTCCGTATCAACTCCATACGCTTCTAAAGTCATACTAATAATGTTTGTGTAATTAGTGGAAGTCCAACCTAATTGAGTCTCAAGCGTGTTGTATGCCTGTAAATAAGTTAGTAAACTCAATATTCCCTCCTTTCTAAAAAGTAGTAAAAAATAACGAGGAGTGATAAACCACTCCAAAAAATGATTTTCACTCCCCGTTAAGAGTAAACTTACACTAACTAACTAATGGTTGGATTGCTATAAGTTGCAGAATTTAACTGCAATACAGCACCAGCACTTCTGTTATAAACAGCTACGCCAAAATATTGAACACCGCTACGGGCAATGATAGGTTCATTTTCGTATTGGGAATCAATCTTGAGTCCTTTTAGGTGATCCCAAGGAAGTTCACGATACTGTAATGGTTTTTCGGATGCGCCAAGGGCTAAGCAGGCCATATATCCACTTACTGCATAGGGCTTAGTCCAAATGGGGGTTGAATTCTTCCATAATCCGATAATTCGATTACGTAAATTGGATAGATCCAATTTTTCTACAGTAGAAGTAACACCCGAATAATTCAAAAGGGAACTAGATAAAGCGGTAAAGCCTGAAAGAGCAGATACTTTATCTACATCGTCTTCATGTACGACTAGGATGATATCTTCGGTCAAATCATGCTCAGTAATTTTTTTGACTAGATTATCAATATCGGTAGCAGCAACACTACCCGAAGAACTACCAATAAAATGAGTGTGATTTACAAAACTAGAACCGGATGAGTTGCTAGGTACGGTAGATGAGTCTGCGTTCCACCAGCTTCTTAGGGTAAGTGATTCTCCGTTAAAGTGTTCATCTACGAAGGTTGAGGAACCAGAAAGATAGATAGCTGACTTGATTTGTTTAACAATATTCTGTTGTGCAGCTTTTTGCAGTTCAACAAACCGATCATTTACCTCTTGTACGGTTGCTCTATCTAAAAATTCTTTGGTAAATCCTATACTTCCTTCAAATTTCCGGCAAGGAGCCGAGACATCCCAGCGGCCAAAACCCTTAGTTGTTCTGCTTTTACCGAATTCATCTATTTCAATCATCTGAATTTCATTTGCAGTGTTGAAGACTTTAGTTTGGTCGGTAGTCATCTGGCAAAAACCACTCATCATCTCGCCAACTTGTTGGTTATAAGATAATAGCGATTTTTGAAGTTCATTATTAATTTTTTCTAGTCCGTAAACCTTAGCACTCCCCTTAAGGGTCTGTGCGTTGAGATCGTTAAGAGTCGATATACCTGTGTATGCCATATGTCACCCCCTACTTAATCACAATAATGTCTGAATCTGAAATTGCCATAGCTACAGGTTCATCTCCAGTAACCACAGGAGAACCACTTAAACCACCAGCGGTAGCAGCAACATATAAAAAGGTATTGGGAGTCATACCACTTGAATAACCCGCCATTGCACCATTTCTAAAAACGGTTACAGGTTGACCACTCGATACAGCTTTCCCGACAAAACCCACATAATCACAAACATTAGCTACACTACCAGAACTAATAACAGTTTTTGAAGTAGAAACAGCGCGATAAACTTTCCCGTCAGTTGATAAACGACAAACGTTAAGATTACCTAGATCTTCACCAGCAGTGAGACCACTTACATAAGCGGCAGTGTTTGCCGAACGAGCATCTAAACTCGCATTGCTTGAAATTGTAATAACAGCCATATTTTTTTATTTCCTCCTATGAAATATAAAATTACTAAAAATTAAATAAAATTACCGATTCTTTTAGTCGGTTTTTCGATATCCCCATTTGATTTAGGAGTTACTGGAATAGTTTTCTTAGCAATCTTATTTTTATCATCCGTTAAGAATTGATATTGTTCAATTACCGATAACTTATCAAATAGCACTCTAAAATTTTCTGGAATATCCTGTTTTGCAGTCTCAACAAAACCCTTTAAAACGTTCTCATAAGTAGAAATTTTTTCTTCATAATCCGCTTTATAAGAATCAAATTCCTCTTTCAAAGTTTTATATGAAGTTTTTTCCCTTGAAACACGTTCACTAACAATTTTGTCAACGTCTGCTTGCTTGAATACCTTTTCCTGTTTATCTTTATTATTATTTTCCGGTTTTTCATCCGTAAGATTTTCAGTACCTTCAGTATTTAAATCTTTTACTTCCTCATCCATTTTTTATAAATCCTTTCCCCTTATGTTTAAAGTCGTAAGTAAGACTTATCCCCTTAACGGGTTGTAATTTTTATCAAATCATCATTGATTGACATAGTAGATTTACTATCCATATCCACCATTAAATAACATCTATTATCCTGATAGTGATTACATTTTTGATGTTGCAGTTGAATATTTCCTAAAGTCAAATGTCCACCTTTTAATGGTGAAAGTATATGACCAATAGCCCATTCAAAAAAATTGAATTTCTCACCACAAACACAACATCGATCATGTTGACCATCTAATAATTTTTTAATATCTTCGATACTCAAATTATCCTCATTTGTTTTTTCCCCAAATCGTTCTATCTGTGATTTATATGCATAAGCTAATCTACTTACAAATGAAAACTTTTTTTGTTCTTTTTGTTTTTTTAATAAACATGCTTTACATTGATTCCGTTCACCATAAAATTGATCAATAGGTTTTTCTTCATTACATTCAATACAAAATCTCTTATTCATAATCATTTCTCCTTTTTTCTCTTTTCTATAAAATAAAATATCAATACTTACCCATTTCCTGTAGCCGTCCGCAGGACAAGAGGTAAACAAAAAACTATGAAATTGTAGAATTACTTAATTGGGGAATCAGTCATAAAACGTAAAACTATTACAAGTACACCAACTATAAAAAGCACTATTGCAGGAGCAGTAAATACAGCGGTAGTAAGAAAATCAGCTAATAGATAACCTATAGCAATAAGAACAGATAAAGCACCTACCCAAAAAGTTTTACTTTCCCAAAATCTTTTAGTTTCCATAAAATTAAATATTCTCCTTTTTAGTTTTTTCCAAAATTGATAATCCATCTGAAATAGCACTAATCAAATCTCTATAGTTGATGTGATTAGTGTTTTTATTTTGTATTGCTTTTTCCATCCACAAAGAATCAACAATAATAAAGGTAATGATTGCACCCAGGCTAATACCAGCGAGAAAGACAATAACAACAAGAGGTATAAGTAGTAAATTCATATTCGTTTTTCTCCTTTCTAAAATCCATTTAAAGCATTATGTTCATCAAGTAATTTTTGAGTCATTCTTAGTGATTCAGGAATATCATCATTTTCAATATCATTTGGTAGTTCTGATTCACCCCAAGAATCATCCTCAGTAAATTCATCCCAAGGATCTAAAATATCAAAAGAAGGTGATTGGGGTTTTTCGGAACTTGTTTCCGAAAACCTTTTATTCTCCTTTTTATTAGTCTCTTTTTCTTTAAGATCATTTAGATTAGTCTCATTACTATTAAGATAGTTAGTGTTCGGTTTTTTGGACTTCATAAGTTCATTTTCTGTACTTTCTAAAGTACAGTTTCTGTACTTATGAGGTTCATTTTCTGTACTTATGGTGGTACAGTTTTTGGACTTCATAAGTTCATTTTCTGTACTTATGGCAGCCTGAATTTTTGATTTTCTCTTAGATTTTGACATTAATTCTTGAGACTTTTTTAGCTTTTCACAAAAATGATCATTTTTTTCGGGAACAGAATTTATATGATAAATATTGTGGCTAGAAAATTGTCTAGTGATATCTTTAATCCATCCCCATTCAGCTAATTCTATTAATGCTTTCCTAACAGTCTCTTTAGATTTGATTCCTGTTTTATTCATAATTGTTTCGTATGAAGGCCAAACCCTATCATCATTCTTGTACCAGTTAAATTCTTCCCTAAAAAGTAAGTAGATTTTTATTGAAGCATCACTAAGATTATGCATACACTCAATAAAGCTTTTTGGAAATTCAAACCATTCCCCACTTTTTAACCGTTCATCATGATATTTACTAATTTTTTCAGTATTTTTGTTATCCATTATTTATTTTTCTCCATAATTTCAAATTTCATTTTTATTATTTTCTCATTGAAGATATTTCTTCAATTGCACAATCCTTACAGACAAGATAACTTTCAGGAAAACTATCATCATCTGGTAGATATATCGCCCAAATTTTCCCGCATTTTGTACATTTGAACTGTAGATACTGAATCCTTACATGGTTATTAGTTCGTAAATCTTTATTTAAAATTTCTATCATTTATTTTTTCCCTTTCTTTTTTTGTGTATATGAACTTACTTTAATAAAATAAATATTATGGTTTGTGGAATAACCAAAAACCTAAAAACTGCTATAGAAACAAGCAGTGTTTTTACTTTGTCTGTTGTGATGTGGTGGAGGTGTTAGTTTTGGTGGTGGTGGATTGCAGAAATCTTGATAGGTTTATATCTCTATCATTACTAGTAAATATGGTCTATTTGCTAATTTTTTTATCTCTATCCATATACTAGTAAATTGGTCTATTGGTCTAGTTTTGTTATCTCTACCCTATAATTGGAAATTGCTTATTTTATACACATAGGATGTGATCTATTCCATATACTAGTAAATTGGTCTATTCTATGAGATTTTTTATTTCCTATCCATTTATAGAGAACATAGGCTATTGCGTAATATTTTTATCTCTATCCTTATAGTATAGATTGTCCTATTGTTCCACAGTCCTTTTTATAAAGTTCCTACCCTATAATTGTAAATTCTTTACTCTGCGCTAGTATGAGGTATTCCTATCCATATAGTATAAATTATTCACACTGGTAAACTTTTTTCCAATCTCTACCCTATAATAACAAATTGTTTATTTTACGGAATTGTTCCTACCCTATAATTGTAAATTGCTTATTTTATACACGTAGGATGTGATCTATTCCAATACTTAATAAATGTGGGCTATTTGATTACCTTTTTTATTTCTATACCATTAATATACATATTGGGCTATTGTTCTAGTGATTATTTCTATTCACTAATAGAGAATATGCCCTATTGCGCTACATCTCTACCCTATACTTGTAAATCTTGCACTCTGATTACTCCCTCTAAACCTTTACCCACCTGATAACCCCATTACCAGATAAAACCCCAAACTTGAAATATTTTAAATTATTTGCGGTTGAAAACATTTGATTATCTGAGTATGCATCAAAAGTATATCCACTTGATTTAGTTCCACCAACCCCATACATATAGATTGTGACTGTGTTAGTGTTATCACCTCTCAACATAAAACCATTTGGGCTAGAGATATCAGGGCCTGATACATCGATTATTGAACCACTGATTACTATAGATCCTGATAGGGTTGAGTCAACTATAGTGTTCATTTTTTGCACCAGCGAACAATACAGGGAGCACCCTCAAAATTTATGTTGAAGTCTAAGGAATTTAGATTTTCTACGGTTAGGAATAGTTCCTCACCATTTGCGAGGGTGTAGCCATTTGTCCAATCACCACCGTGATTATAGATATAGACAATACCGCAATTGTAATGATCTGATTTTATATAAAACCCTTCACCTGAAGTGTTGATGTTAGGGCCTTGAATTGCTACACCACTACCTGAAATAGTGAAGTTTCCTGAAAAGCTTGAATCTACTGTTAAATTTTCATACAT